CGCGTTTTCACAGCCGCGGCTCCAGCAACAGGAGAATGACCAACTCAACCAAGAGCGATGTCGACCAGTCGGGTTCCAAGACCGACAAGCCGGTGGCTGCCGTATCGGCACCGGCCCCCGGGAACACTCCCAGTCCCCCAAACCCTTCGTCAGTGGCGGAGGGCGCTGACGTCCGTGATGGGAAGCCCACGGACGCCGCCAAGCGGAAGTTGAAGAACAAGAAACGCAACGACCGCCGGAAGCGAGCGCGTAAGGGCGCGCCAGGCACCCCAAAATCCCCCCAACCCGAGTTGCCCAAGGGGGGCAAGCAGAACTCCGTCAGCAAGTTGGCATTGAATATGTTCAACTCGCTGCCCAAGGGGGTTCGTAAGCCTTTCACACCTGCGCTGCTGCAACTAGCGCTGGAACACGCATTATCCCTAGGTAGGGGGGAGCGTGTTTCCAATCCCACTCCTGAGGTGTCAGCTCGGAGTGAGGATAAACCCGAGCCGCGTGAGGAAGTGCACAGTGGAACGGGTGCTGAACCGTCCGCGCCTGAGAGCGAGGAAGTGAAGGCACCCGAACCCAGAGCCGCTGACCCACCTGGTGCCCCGTACCCTATGACCAGGGAACAGGCTGCCCGCGCTGCTAACGCAGCGCTGGCGCGGTCTCTCGGTGCACGCGGCAAACAGCTGCCGCCAAAACAGCAAACGCCTTCAGTGGCTGCTTCGCAAACTTCCTCCAAGAAAGGAAAGAAGAAGGGCAAGCAAGCCAAGAAGGATGAATCCACGGACAAGCCGGTTGAAGAAACCAAGACTGAACCCGAACCTGTGCCGGAAGTCATTGTGGATTTGCACGAAAAGGCGACTGACATCACCCCCATCCAGGGGTTCCACCGACAAAGCGCCAAGCGTTACACGGAGCGGCATGATGGTATCAACGTAAATGCGTTGGTCGTTCAACCGTTCTGTGAAATCTTGTTTCGAGTCTTCTATGCGAAGCGGTACTCCAACCGTCGAAAGGAAGGTGAGATCATGAACGCTGTTGCGACGGCACTCCAGTATCAGTACAATTTGTGCCCCAAGAACCCAGTCCTCAAACTGGCGCAAATCGTGGCTGCTCAGAGCGGCTACAACATGCTCGCCAGTGAGGATGTAGCCGTGCGCGAGCTCAAACTCGTGCCTAGCGCGGTCGCGGGTCTGGTACACGTGCTTAGATCGAAGTTGGGACCCCCCGGAATCAAGTGCAGAGACACTGAAATGCGCGCAGAACGAACCCTTCGCAAGCTGTTGAATGATGGCGGGGTCACTGTGAGCGACACTCAACTCCTCATGGAATGGGTGTTGCCAATGTATTTTGTGGACCGAACGGTGGCTACGGTCTCCAAGGCGCACGACAAATCCACTTGGCTAACGCCTGGTGCCTTCAAGACAGACCTTCGGGCTGAATTGGAGACGCTTGGCAACCCCAAGTGTTGAGGGGGCCCGGTCGTGGTGCGCGGTACATCCGCGGTGGTGGACGAATCCTTGTTACAAAGGGCTCGGAAGCGCCGTGGTGTCACTCTGTGCGTGCACCGAAACGGGCAGCTCTACCCCATCCGCAAGTTCGTTGTGCTTGCGGATGTGGGCCTAGATCACAAGCTAGGCGTTTATAACAACAATGTTAATGCTGTCGTCCGAGCGCTCGTTGAGCGTTCGATGCTGTGCGAGTACGACAGTGGCTTTGCGGAGCCTATACAACCGGATGAAGGGTTCTACGACCGTCGATCTTTGCAAAACTTTGCCCGGAAACTCGCGAACAAACTTTCGCTACGCAGACGCAAACCGCGTGCAGTTGTTGAAATGTACCATGGCCCAAAGAAACGCATCTATCTCAAAGCATGCGAGGAATTGGAGTCGAGGTCTATCACCGCACGGGATGCAATGCTGAAAGCGTTTGTCAAATTCGAAAAGCAGGATGTCTCAAAGGCACCACGCATTATCAACCCACGCACCCCGCTGTATAACCTACTACTCGCCTGCTTCCTCAAGAGGGCCGAGAAATTGGTTTACAAAGTAATTAATATGATTTTTGGGGGTCACACTGCAGCAACTGTCATTAAAGGGATGGATGCGCGCAAACAAGCTGCTGTGCTAAAGCAAAAATGGGATCAGTTCTCTGACCCTGTAGCTGTAGGCCTAGATGCAAAGAAATTCGACATGCACGTGAGCGTTCCCGCATTGAACTGGGAGCATGCCGTGTATGTGTCGCTCTTCCCTGGTGAGAACGACAAGAAGGATTTGCGTTGGCTGTTACGCCAGCAATTGCGCAATCGTGGGGTTGCATACCTTCCGGATGGGAAAGTGAAATTTTCCATGCACGGAACGCGATGTTCCGGGGACATTAACACATCCCTCGGAAACTGCTTAATCATGTGTGCTTTAGTGCACGCGTTCAGTGATGAGTTGGGCATACGCACGGAACTCGCCAATAACGGTGATGACTGTGTAGTATTCATGGAAAGATCTGATCTAACCATGTTCCAATCACGCGTGGATGCGTTCTTCCTAAGTGCAGGGTTCAAAATAGTGGCAGAAGAGCCGTGTTTTGAATTCGACAAAGTCGAATTTTGCCAAACCCGGCCCGTATTCACGGGCGCAGGGTGGGTTATGGTTCGTAACCATTCCACAGTCCTCAAAAAAGATCTCATGTGTTTGCTCCCAATTCCCAACATCAAAGCCTTCCGTAAATGGTTAGGTGGTGTAGGGGAATGTGGGTTGAGCCTGACACGTGGGGTCCCCGTGCTCGAAGAGTTTTACACAGCTCTTAAGCGCGTTGGACTCAAGCCAACTAGAGGAATGATCGAACACATGATGGCGAACACTTCTTACAACGAACGTAAGTTCGCATCGGAGGAACTCGCCATCATCCCTGAAGCGCGCTACAGCTATAGCGTCGCCTTTGGCATTGAACCCGCACAACAGAAGTGCATAGAGGAGTTCTTTGAAACACTCTCAATCTCGCATGAGTTACCACCACCGGTGGAACGCGAAGCGTTGTTAATCCAGCCAGGTATAAGTTTAGAAGACGATGAAGACCAAACAACGCAGACAAACGAAGGCGGGCAAAGCGGCCCGTCAACCGCGCAAGACGCGGCAGCCCGGAATCATGGGAACACTGATTCGACAACTGGGCGCAATGGGCGGGGGGGCCCTGGGTACGCTAGTGGGCCAGCCCACTATGGGTGCAGCAACGGGCCACAGCCTGGGTGCAAGCCTGAGCCGTTGGCTTGGATCGGGAGACTACTCAGTTTCTTCGAATTCGCTAGTCGCCAAAGCGTCAACCGGAATCCCCTACGTCCACAAAACGAACCAGTCGGTAACAATTCGCCACCGCGAATTTGTTACGTCCGTACCTGGTCAGGCTGCCTTCACGGTGCATCAAGGGTTCGCTTTGAATCCGGGCATGGAAGGTACCTTCCCTTGGCTTAGCAAAGTCGCACAGGGATTCGAGGAATATGAGTTCAAAGGACTCGTGTTTCACTACGTGCCCACCAGTGGCACTGCCATCTCCGGAACCAACCCTGCCCTTGGGTCAGTGATGATGCAGACGTCCTACCGGGCGTCAGGCACCGCTCCCACCGGCAAGAACGAGTTGCTCAACGAGTATTGGGCTGGCGAAAGTGTGCCTTCGGAGCCATTTTGCCACCCAATCGAGTGCGATCCCAAGGAGAATCCATTCAACGTCAAGTATGTACGTTCAACCGATCCACCGGTTAGCGATAGCATTTTGTTGTACGATGTCGGCACGACGTATCTTGCGTCATCCGGCATGAACGCTTCCAACCCCACAGTTGGTGACCTCTGGGTTACCTACGAGGTGGTTCTCAAGAAGCCCGTGGTGCGTTCCAATGTAAACGCAACTCGGTACAGCATGACGTATTTCGGATCTTCGGCAATCGCAACCCCCTTCGTTGGGGTCGTTGGCACCGTCGGTTCCACGGATGTGGAGCTCTCGGGCGCCCAGATGGTGTTCCCCGCCTCGGCGCGCGGAACCTATCGTATCATCATCACGTACTTCTCCAGTGCTGCAACAATCACAGGGGGGGCAATCGGTGCTGGTACGATATCGAATCTCACACAGACCAATCTAATCCCACCATTAATCACAACCACGGGTGGTGTTCTCACAAACATCACCGGAGGTGCTGTGACAACCGTCACCGCGGCATTCACATTCAGGAAACTCAGCAGCAATGTTGGTACTTGGACGTTGGAGCCAACTTTGACCGGTACTTACACCGGGTGTTGCGTGGAAATCATGCATCTAGACTAGGCTGTGGGGTGGTACCCTAAGCTTTGGCGGGGAGACCTGTCTAGACACACACCCGAGCACTTCTCGTTGTAACGAAAACACATGCACTGAGTGAGCATGTTAACGAATAAAATTTATAAAAGCCGTTCTCAAACCCTAAACAGCCTTCGGCAAGCACATACAAGTCCACCCTCAGCCAGTGGCGGGTTCGCAATCCACTTTACTAGGTTAACGTAAAGAACTGTGCGAATCGACAATTCACTATAGAACAGTTCCCTACTGCGCTATAAAAC